CAGGAGCGATTTTCGTTTTTAAATTTAGTTTCTATGCTCATTAATTTTTATAAAGTAGTTAATGGATTAAATGGATTTGTTGGGCAGGGATTAGATGCATGTATATTTAGTGCTGCGTCTTTATTCATGCCAAAAGACGTTTTTGAAATGTTAAAAAGAATAAATGTTTTTTCTAATGTTAAATTTTTAGACGACCCAAGTATGTTATATGCTTTGCTTGATAAAATTCTTAGTTTTGTAGATGTAGTTATTAGCAAGTTACCTATTAGTGACGCTTTTAAGAAAGATATTTCAGAATATTTTGATGCATTTCGTGATTATGGAGTATATTTTAAATTTAAAAAAGTTTTATCAATGGCTGATAAAGTAATAGCTCAGCCTCGTTTAGCAACAGATAGTAGTTTTCGGTTGTCTTTCCGTACTTATAATAAGGAATTAGAGGATAGTTCCCAATATTTAGAATGGGTTAAAAGATCTAATTCATTGAACGAAGGTAGAGCTAAAATTAAAAGAGTGGAGAAAATATTTTCGTCTTATGAAAATGCATTAAGAGTTGAGCCTAGTTGTTTCGTTTTTGAAGGAAAACCTGGCACTTTAAAGTCTGTACTCATGAACAATGTAGTTTCTAGTTTGAGAGAAGCAGTATATTACCATAATGTTAAAAGTGTAATGGATGGAAAGGATTGGTATGATTCGTATAATAACGAGCCAATTTTTGTTATGGACGATGTTGGCCAGCAAGGAATTAGTCAATGGAGAACTATTATAAATATGGTTTCTCCTGTTAAGTTGCCATTAGATTGTGCAGAGGCGTCGTTAAAAGATACAAAGTTTTTTAATAGTGATAAAATTTTAGTTACCACAAACAAGTTTATTAATTTAACTGGTTTATCCAAAAGTGATTGTATAGATGAGATTACAGCTTTGTGGAGAAGGGCTTATGTTTTTTATTTTGATTGTGTGAGAATTGGTGGGCGATTAAGTGGCACTATAAAGTTTATGCACTTTACTGGAAACACTAGTTCTATTAATTTAACAAGTAATCCCGGTATGAGTAATTTTGCTGCAGGTTTTCCCAAAGATGTTATTGAATACTTAAATGAAATTGGTTTTAAAATAGGCTTTGCTCTTATTTTAAATCCCAATGATACAGAACAGTTAATAAAAGTATCAGCATGGATGACCGATATAGTTAAAATAATTTCAGTAGTTAAAGAGAAGCAAAGATTAGAAAACGATATGTCAACTAATTTAGAGAAGATAGATAGTTATAGAAGATTTTTTGGCCAATCTGGCGATTTAGATCGATATTATGATGCCACTCCTCATGGAGATCGTTTATTTAATTCTATGTTAGGTTGTTATACTACTGATAGTGATTTTTCTATTTCAGATAGTAGTAGTGATGAAGATGAAGATGATCGCTATAATGAATATATTGAGAGTTTGGGACAACAACCTAAAATTTCTCCTATTTTGTCTATGACTGAAGATTTAGATCCAAAAACACAAACGGGCTTTATGTCTTATATAGGAGAGGTTATTAATAGCATGTACGAGTATATTGGTAAGATAGCTAAGACATCATATGAAGCTGTTAAGAATTTTGATTTTTCATTTCATGACCCTAAAATTTTAATATGTTTAATTATTACGTTTATGGTTTCTATCGTTGCCACAATATTTAAGAGGGAGCGTGAAAGTCGCACAGGGTTATTCGTTGGGCAAGTTGATTTGCACCCATCTTTAAATCATTTGGCAAAACAAGTTTTTTGCATGGATATCCATAATCCTGAC